TCTGGAAGTTCATGGTCCCATCAGATTGAACTTATAGAAACAAATCAACTACCGGACGCCGCATTTGGAGCCGCAGTCTCTTGCAATTCCGACGGGTCCCGCCTTCTGGTCGGGATAAAATACGATGAAGTCAGTGGTAGTGGATCTACCAAACCGGGTGGAGCCGAAATATTTGTCAGGAATGGAACTTCCTGGACATCCGAAGGAAAACTAAACGAGGGTACACCCGGAACTAATAATAATAATTTTTCATACGTCACCAATTTTGGGAACGACTCTTTTGGTATAACGGTAAGCTTATCATCCGATGGTATGTATGCTATAATCGGGGCTCCCAGTGAAACACCTCCCCAGCTTAATGGTGTAGCTCATGTTTTTGTCCGGGCAGTGACGAATGTGATGACTCAGTCAGAAGCTTTGGCAGTAAACGCTAGCAACGGTTCGTTGAATGCAAGTGAGAGTATGTTTTATCGTGTTGGCAGTGGTCCCGGTGGCCCTCCGAGCACTTTGAACGGGATTCGGTATTTATCAGGTGGTAGCACCGAAATGTTGTTTCATAACAAAGTACCCAGTAGTCTTGCTTCTTTTCCAAACGCCACGGAGGTATGGGTTAAAAGAGTGGATAGTAACACGTACGTTACAATTGGAAGAAAAGCACCCACCGGACAAATAGAATCGTGGTGCTATCAACAAACACTCACCAAGGCGTGGGGAACCAGTACTATTTATGATAATTTCGGTTGTTCAGTTGATATTAACGCCGATGGAACTCGCGCAGTGGTTGGAATCCGGGCTGATAACATGGATGGGCACGCATCACGCACAAACGCCGGTACAGTCAACATATTTGTCAGGAATGGAACTTCATGGTCGGCGGAACAATATATCAATCACCCAAACCCCAGCGCTGATGATAATTTTGGAGACACGGTCAGGATATCTGCGGACGGAACCCGTATCCTCGTTGCGGCAAGTTCTGATGATAATACGTATACCGATGAGGGGTCCGCTCATTTATTTGAAAGGAATACGAGTAATAATTCCTGGACTCACATAAAAGATTTCTTCCATCCAAATGGGGGTGCGTCATTTTATTTCACCGGTGAACGTTCTGATGGAGGCCTAGCCCTATCAGGGGATGGAAACCATGTCCTAGTTGGCGTGCCACGAGAAGATATTTTCGCTGGAGCCCCCCTCGCGTCACAGGGGACTGTTCAGATTTTCAATATGAGTCCGTCACAAAATAATACCTCGACAGAGATATTCACGGTGACGGGTACGGGTATTACCCTTGGATCGACAGTGAAATTGGTAGGTGCCGATGGAGTAACTTTATACGACGTTTTCGATGCGACTACACCGACAGGGACGCAAGTAACTTTTAAGATGGGAGCACTCGGGACGAGTGGTGGTTACGTCGTCGCGAATCAACCCTATAAAGTTAGGATTGAAAGTGCATCAGGTCTTAATGTGATCAGTACTGCCCAGATAGGGTTTCTACCTACATGGACGACGGCGGCCCTCACGGACCTCAGCTTCAACGTTGCAGTATCCGGGTCTCAAACAATAGCAGGTACGGACGGTGGTGGACTCACTACCAATAGGACGTTTTCGGTCCAATCAGGTAACTTACCAGCAAATCTCAGTTTGAACCAGAATACAGGTGTGATACAAGGTACTATCACAACGTCTGGTGAGGGTTCGACACCGGTAGTATTCAGGCTCTTTGATACTAACACGTCATTATTCGTAGATAGAACGTTTAATATCGTAGGGATTGAACCATGGAAGATTATCATGAGAACATCAGGAAAAAAGGATCAGTATACTTCCGCTATGTATACTAGTTTCGGAAATCCAGGAACGAATGCGTTTAGATCAATTACAGCATCTAGCACGGGTGCGAGTTCAAGAACTAGTTTTGGGGACGCGGTTGGTCTATACGATGGCTTCTTCACTAAAACGGGTATAACTAAAATAGCATTGGTGAGTGGTACCGGAAATATGTCGAATATGACCTCACATAGTCAATACATTGTTTATGATTTAGTCGAAAGCACCGGGTCGGAATCTTTATATAATATAATAAAGAGATTAGATGACTATAACCAAAACAACGCATCTTGGTCGGCAAATGATAGCCTTTTTGGTGCATCATCAGTCATAAACTTTACAGCGGGAACTAACGGGTATTCGGGTACTAGGTCTGGTTCCTCTAGCTCCGGGATCTTAACCGAAGCTGGTCACGCTCAAGTTCCCGATAAATTTTGTATTTGGGGAATTAATCGGGATTCTGATAACGATACTCAGGTATTATGTGCCTATTCCGGTACTCTCCAAACAGGGAAGGGTGACCAGTGGCGGGGTGGACAACCCAAACAATCGTTTTGGAGTTATTGGGGAAATGACTGGCACTCAAATTCAGTGAGTCAGACTATAGGGGCCGCTACACAATCCAGCCCTGGTATAGGTACTAGTGTAAACACCTACACAGGGGATATATACCTGATGGCCTTTTGAGAGCTAAAATTAATATTGTTATTATTTAGAAAAGCTGATGAGGAAGACCCATTATGCATTCGAAACCGACCTTCGAGTTACTCGGAATCATCTGCTAGAGGGTCTCCAATCCAATCGTACCGAATTAGAAAGTCTCCAAGCCACTCTCGAGGCCACCAAAACCGAGCTGAAAGCGGACCTCGCCGAGACCAAAACCGAGCTCCAATCCGAAAAGAATAAAGTCGCGACGATGGAACTATTAGTCGCATCCCTCGTCACGCGTGTCGGGGATCTCGAAAATCTAGTGATTTAAAGAAAAAGCGCTTTCGTAAAGTACAAAATGTCTTGCATCGCGACTCTCAGGCCCATCGTTACCACCTCCATTCAATCCAAGTTCAGGGTTAAGTCTCGCACTGTTCACACCGTAGTACGGGCGACCAACGATGATGTATCCAGGGACACTCTCCGTCGTTTCGCAAAGATCGACCGCCCTAACGATTTTCTAGCGGTCGCAGAGCGCGTCAACGGTCGTGCGGCCATGATTGGTTTCACTTCCGCGGTGGTCGATGAGATCATGACTGGTAACCCTATCAGCACACAATTCCACGATAACATCGGACTCTCCATCGCCGTCGCATCCTTGGTTTTCCTCGGCACCGCCGCTAACCCAGAGGATGAGGGATATGTTCAGGGACCTTGGAAGCCCGAGACCGAACTCGTCAACGGTCGACTCGCGATGATCGGAATTCTATCACTTCTTCTCACCGAATCTATTCATCCACAGGTCCCATTGTTTTGAGCTTAAAAATAAAAACTCAGTATAATATAAAATGTCAGGTGGAATTGCCCAACTCGTTGCCATTGGTGCGCAAGATGCACATATCGTAGGCCAACCCGAGGTGTCATTTTTTAGGTCTAATTACAAACGTCACACAAACTTCGCTCAAACTGTTGAGCGTCAGGTTATCCAGGGGAACCCATCTGCTGGTGGTATGTCCACCGTTCGTTTCGAGCGCAAGGGTGATCTCCTCGGATTTGTCTATCTCGCCCCCCGTAGCGGTACAGCCACTCACTCCCCCACAGACTGGCTCGGTCAGATTGCCACGGTAGAATGGTTAGTGGGAGGTCAGGTTATCGATACCCAAGATGCGAACTTTTCTCAATTCGTCGCGCCCACCGTTATGTCACAGAACTTAACTAAGTCTATTTCTGGTTACGGTGAAGCCGCGGAATCTCGTTTCTACCCTTTACGTTTCAGCTTCTGTGAGAACTGGCAATCCGCCATTCCCTTGGTTGCATTACAGTATCACGACGTAGAGATTCGAGTTACGTGGGGTGGTTCTCTCGCCGGTGCTTGGGAATGCTACGCGCATTTCATCTACCTCGATACCGATGAACGCTCTTCCCTCGCCGCCGCACCCCAAAACATGCTCATCACCCAGACCCAAAAGTCCGTCGCTTCCAATTCTACTATCCAGGAACTCAACCTGAACCACCCAGTTAAGTATTTAGCTGCGGCCGACGGTGCGGCTTTAGGGATCGCTGCCGACGATAATAAGATTAAGCTCCAGATTAACGGTACCGATGTTACTGACTTCAAGTACACTGATCCTCACTACACAGCTGTTTCCGAGTACTACCACACTTGCGCTTCTGCAGCTGCCGCGAGTGGAGACAACAAGAAACGTTTCGTCTACCCCTTTTGCTTTGAGACTGGAAAACTTCAGCCTACAGGCAGCCTAAATTTCAGCCGCGTTGACTCAGCCCGCCTTGTCAGTGAGACTGCTTCTCATACCGACGACATATATGCCGTTAACTACAACATTATGAGGATAGAATCAGGAATGGGAGGTTTAATGTACTCTAATTAAATCCCGTATAATAATAAATGTGGTTTTTTCTATTTCTCGCATTTTTCGTGTTTATGATCACCTACGATCCTAAATCCGGAACGCTCAATAAATACATACCTAATTCTCCAGAAGAGAAGAAAGAAAATGCATCGTGTAAACACGGTCACTTTAACGAAATACAATTCGCTCAACAAGGATACGAATGCCCCAGTAACGATAAAACAAATATGGGTGCAATAATATCTACTTAAAAATAACATTTGTAAATTTTACATAATGTTTGCATTTGACCGTGATACCGCAGTTCTCGTCGCCGTCGCCATTTGTGTTTTCGCCACCGTGTACATGTACAGTCAACACAAGAAAACGAATGAAAGTATCGAAGAATTCAGGGAGGCACTCGCTGATAAGCAGAAGCCCATGGTTTCTTTAGAGCGTCCCCGCCCCGCACCTTGGGCTTCGAAGATTCCCGTGGAAGTTAAGAAGGTTCCTACCCCCGTAGTAGAGGAGAAGACCGAAAAACCAACACCTATCGTTGTCACTGAGTTAGAATCCTCTGAATAATCTTGTCAGGAGATTGTAGAGTGCGATGAGCAATGAAGAAACATAAGGCCATCGCTATACCCGTAATATACAACGGAGACGTACCAAGATTTTTAACAGTCAGAGATAAAAGATTTAAGGAGTGGATTTTCGTCACGGGTGGATGTAGACGTAGAGAAATCAATAATCCACTTCGAACCGCTTTAAGAGAATTAGAAGAAGAAACGAGGGGTGTGGTTTCTTTAAAAAGAGGAGAATATACGACATTTTCATTTACAGTTAAAGAAAGTCCCACGATTGACTTAGAATACACTGTATTTATCTTTTTCGTTAATTATTCTCGAAATGATCAAAGTGATTTGGTCAAAAAATTCAACGAAGAAAAATATAAAATGTACACTAAAAAAATTCATATGAAAAGAACGTACGATGAAAACGATTACATGAGTTTCGATACCTTGTCGGAATTTAATTCCAGAAGGAGATGGGAACGAATCATAAAATACGTCCTAAAAAATCCCGAATTTTACGCCTGCGTGACTTCCCCCAATAGAAAATCATTTGCTATTAAATAATGAAGTCCAAGAGTTATATTCTCATGCAGATTAAGGATATTCTCATCGATCATAAATCGTATACACGAGAAAAGGCTGAGCGGTACACGGAAGAACTCAAAGAAAAAACCGTATACGAACTTTTAGTGTTTAAAAAACAATTGATGAATGAAGATGAAGAATTTATAGATGTTTCGTATCGTCGTTCGATATGGCACGAAGAAGAAGATTAAAAAAATAAGTGTAGGATACTGTAAGTATGTTTAAGTCTTGGTGCAAGCGCCAAGGATTTTGCAATGGATCCAATCTATCACACGTATTAATGGATGGTGGAATACTATCTGTCCCGTTTGATAAATTGAATGAATTTTATGAAATGTGTATTAAATGCATAAATAACGGCGAAAAGATATACGTTGTCGAACAAAAGACTGATACGTATAACTTTTTCGTAGATATCGATTATAAGGTGGATGAGGAGTTAACATTCGATCACTTAAAAGAAGTATCGAGATCTATATGTGATCGTGTTGCGTTTTTTGGGGGAAAGGATGCACTTATTTCTGTCGCGGAACCCAAATCTGTAGGGGATAAAATCAAACACGGTATACATATTAATTGGTCTGATTTTGTCGTTGACCATGGATCAGCGATGGCTCTCCACTCACATATCGTATCCGCGTTAGATATTCTATTCCCTAATCGACCCTGGGGTGACATCGTAGACACCGCAGTGTACGGAAATGGAAAACGTAAAACGAAAGGAAGTGGATTTCGTATGCCTTGGTCACATAAGAAGGCAAAACATGACGCATGCGATGGACGAGGTTGTGCGCTATGTGAGAATGGAAAAGTAACACAGGGTCCGTATAAACCGGTCATCGTATATTCACATAAAACCAAATCACTGGAATATATATTTGACAAAGAACCATCTGTTAAATTATTGCATATGGCAACTTTGCGCACAGAAAATAAGAATCACGCCGTGATCGAAGGGTCTATGAGAGAAGAAGGATCTTTTAATATTCAAGATACACACGATACGTATACGAATTACGAGACGATAACACAGATTGAAACTTTTATTCAAAAACATCTAGTGGGTCAACAGAGTGCAGAAATTGTTAAAGTCTTCAAAAAAGATACATCATACCTAGTATCTTCT